CCATTCCTCATATGAGGATTCATGATAGGGTCACCTTGAAAGTATTCAAAGAAAGTTTTAAATCTTTCTGTATAAATTTTATCATATGATGATGATATTAAATCTATAAGATCACCAATAGCTTCAGTATTACGTAATACTTTGAATGCTAAATTTTCGATACTAAATTCTCCCTCGCGGGCTAATCCACGCTTTCGCATCTTAGATATTTTATCCTTTAACTCTTTGCCACATTCATGTAATTTTTTAGCTTCATCGCCATCAGCTTTTGATAGCTCTTCTTTTAAAATCTCTATCTCTGTCTCGATAGCTTTAGCTTTTTTAAATACATCATTAATATCTATTGATGGAGGATCAAAAGATGGTTCAGTAATCCATTTATCATCCTTTAATGAGTAAAGACCAGATGCAACATGCGGTTCATCTTTATCCTGCATATACATTTCAACATCATGTCCTCTAAGATTTACATTATGCCTAAGATTCCATACAAACCTAGGTCCATCTAAAGATCTTTTGACTAAATCTTCATCTTCATTAATGTCCTTAAAGTCGATTAATACATGTACGTCTAAATCTGAATGCTCATTATAATTATAGTTGCTATTACTTCCTGTTAGAGTTATGTCATGTATTTCTACACCCTGTAAGTCTAGGTTTTCAACAAAATCATCAGTTATAGCTAAGAGCTTTTGTCTTATGTCAGGATCAAACTTATTATCCTCAGACCAGAATTTTTGATTAAGCGTGTTATTGTAGAACCTCACAATTATATTTATTAAAAAAGCCCGAAGAGGGGTACTCAACGGGCTTTTTATTATTGTTTAATTTTTGAGCGATTAACCTTCGAAAGCGTTTCTACCTACTGGTAACTTACCAACCTTATTTTTACCGCCTTTACCATCATTAACAGTATGGTTAAGAGTAGAACCAGCATCTAAGCCGTAACCTCCACCGTCTTTCATCTTAGCAGCACCAGTTGGCCTTAAGTTACCAACTTTATTTTGGCCACCTCTACCGTAGTTAACTTCATGCTTGAGAGTAGAACCAGCATCTAAACCGTAACCTCCACCGTCTTTCATTGCTGCTTCCTCATCCTCTTCATAATCTCTTACTTCACTCTTACGACCGGTCTTTTTATTAAACCTACGAGGATGATCTCCTTTATTACCACCATAAGTTTTCTGTCTAGCTGTTTCAGCATCCTCTTCAAACTCTGTATCAGTTACTTCTTCAACATCAACATCAACGTCAACTTCAACCTCCTGTTGTGCTAAAGCTGTTTGAAAGATATCACAAAGTTGTTGTGCTAGTGCTCCAGGAACGGAAACTGTGATCTCTTCAGGAACATCATCAACCTCAACATCAGTTTCTGTCTCAATTCCTAAAGCTTCAAGTTCAGTTACATCCTCAGCATCTTCGCCGAAGCTTTCACTTACCATTACCTTATTATAAAGTTTATCAAATACGGATTTGCTCATAAAATTATTTAGGCCAGCGCGTGCAATTTTCTCGTGTTCTTCCAAAAATTCTTCATCTTCTTCATTTTTATCATCATCCATTGCATCTTCTATAGCTTTTCCTCTTGCCTGTTCATACTTTGAAAGTTTACCATCTTTATTAAGATCTGCTTTCTTCTTATTTTTAACGCTATCTTCTTCATCCTCCTCAGGACCCACTATACCAGAATAAGGCACTTGTGCATATTCTGGCCCCGTTGGTTCAGGACCATCACAATCACTAGGGTCATTACCGTCGCCGTATGTATAACCTTTAATATTATAAATGTTGTTTTTCTTATCCTTTTCTGACATTTTTGTAATATCAATAAGAGGTTCTCTAAAACCACCTCTCTCTTGTGGACCTCCTGTTTCAAGTGGAGCCTCTCCAACTGTACCTGCAGGCACATCTTCGTTAACAACTACTTTTCTGAAAACATCTTTATATGCTTCACCTAATGATATCCAGTCTTTACTTTTTGACATGTAATTATTTATGCTATGCATTAAATATTTCTGTGGCTAGACAGGATAATATGTTTTATATGGGTAATAAGAACTTACCCAACGTTAACTGGAAAGGTGAATACACTAAGCAGCAAGTAAAAGATCTTAAAAAAGCTAGTAGTAATATACTATATTTTGCTGAGAACTTCTTTCATATTGTTAACCTTGATAGAGGTAAAGAAAAGATTCAGTTATACAAGCCACAAAAAAGAGCATTAAGGAAGATGAGAGATAATCGATTCTTTTGTCTTCTTGCTTCTAGACAGATAGGCAAGTCTACTATGATGACCATATACATATTATGGCAAGCATGCTTTAATAATGATCAGCGTATCTTATTAGTAGCAAACAAAGAGGCTACTGCAATAGAAATCTTTCAGAGAGTTAGAATGGCATATGAAGAGCTACCAAACTGGTTAAAGCCGCCCGTTAAAGAGTATGCTAAGACGTCTATGACATTAGAGAATGGAAGCCGAATAGGTATCACAACTACTACTGGTACTGCTGCTCGTGGTCAGTCTGTTAACTGTTTGGTTATTGATGAGATGGCATTTATTGAGCCTCATTTAGTCGAAGAGTTTTGGAAATCGGTTTTTCCTATTATTACCTCTTCTAAGAAATCTAAGGTGTTTGTATGTTCAACAGCTAATGGTACCGATAATTTATTTTATAAATTATATCACGGTGCAATAGAGGGCGAAAACAGTTGGGCATATGATAAGATAAAATGGGATGAAATTCCTGGTAGAGATCAAGCTTGGGCTCAAGCTACTAAAACAGCTATTGGTTCAGCTGATGCTTGGTTACAAGAATTTGAATGTGAATTTATTCACTCAGGTGAATCTACTCTTGATGATGAGTTATTTGAGGAGATGATGTCTAAAGTATCTGACCCTAAAATTATTCTAGATGAAGGTCATTATAAATTATGGGAAGAGCCTGATGAATCTAAATTATATGTTGCAGGTGTTGATATATCAGAAGGTGTAGGTGTTGATTCGTCTGTTATACAGATTTTAGATATTACAGACATTAAGGATATTAAACAAGTAGCAGTATATAGAAACAATAAAATACCTCCGTTAGAGTTTACTAATAGACTATACAAAATTTTAAGAAACTGGGGGTCACCTTTAGCTCTAATTGAGAGAAACAATTGCGGTGCTCAAGTTGTAGATAGATTAGCTGTAGATTTAGGCTATGAAAAAATAGTATCATATGGAAATGCTAATGCTCATCGTCGTAATGTAATGAGAGGTATGATAGCTCATACTAATACCAAGTATAAAGGTGTTCTTAACATGAGATACTTCATGAATGAGATAAGGGTAGTTAACATTAATGAAGAAGAGACTGTAGCTGAGTTAAGAAACTTTGTACGGTATCCAAATGGTACTTGGAAAGCACGTGCAGGATTTCATGATGATAGAGTAATGGCTATGTTATATGGTCTCTTTATATTAGAGAAAGAAATAACAGAAAGATTTTTCGAAATAGTAGAAGTTGATGATATGGGTAAGCCTTCTGTTATTGAGCCTATGGATTTTGGTGTACAATATTTTGAGGATCCAACCTCTATATATCTAGATAATGAAATAGTAGGTGGTAATAATCACGAAATGAATGCCCTTGTTTGGGGTATGGGTGATGAAGTTATATCAGATATGGATGAACTACAAACTTTCGGTTATCAATTATTAGGTGAAAAACCACCTCCAAACTGGACTGGTGAGAGAGTTAAGAGATAAATATACTATATGGCCTATAACACCATGCAGCAATCGGTGCTCAACAAGTCAAGAGCTGATAAGTTCTTGCTTGTATTTGATATACCCCCTATACTGAAAGAGTTTAACAAAAAGTTTAATCAAGATAATACTTCTATTATTAGTGACTCAGTACAATTTTCTATTTTTGGTACAGCTGTACCTGAAA